ACAACATTGCACCTCGAACAGTCTGAGCGATCAAGCAATACAGTTCCGTTCAGCCTATGGGATCCAGAACAGTTCGGAGAACCGGACTATGCAACTGACCCTGATTGATGAGGAATACCAAGAGTTCCGCAGTGCATTTCACAACGAACCTTACGAGGCAGAACTAAAAGAGCTGGCAGATCTCGTATATGTCTGCTTTCAGTACGCAGAAAACATGGAATGGGATCTAGAGGAAGCTCTCGATCGTGTCCATAAATCAAACATGTCCAAGCTTGGTTTGGATGGCACACCTATCCGCCGAGCTGACGGAAAAGTCCTAAAGGGACCGAACTATAAACCACCTGTTTTGAACGACCTGATTAACCCATGACCACCTCATATATTTCTCGCACGGGACGTGTCCAATCTTGGATGGATGATCCAACGTCCAGGCTGCCGGTGTCGTGCACGGTGTTTGTTGTCCAAGACTCTATGGAGGGTCCTGATGGAATCGAAGCAAGCTGGCGATTTGTATCACATGCTCTACGTTTCGGCGCAGGTTGCGCGGTCCACTTGTCGGAACTGCGACCCCGAGGTGAAGAGAATGGAAAAGGGCTGGTTGCATCTGGACCAGTCTCCTTCGCTAAAATCTACTCAACGCTAAATGAAATTCTCCGTCGCGGCGGGGTGTACAAGAACGGCGCTGTGGTGTGTCACCTCGATCTCCGGCACAGTGATGCTCTTGAGTTTATTACTACTCCTCGATCCGAACTACCTTGGGTCAAACGATGCATCAACATCACCGACGAATGGTGGCAGGGGTGTTCGTTTAAGGAGGAACTTCTACATGCAATCAAGTCAGGTGACGTCTGGCTGAACAAAGTTAAGTACGACAAAGATGGAAAACGAATTCGCGGAAACGTTTGTCTTGAGGTGTACCTGCCGTCTCGGGGCACCTGTCTTTTACAGCATGTCAATCTCTCTGCCTGTGAATATGACGACATTCCACGAGCTTTTGCTGAAGGGATGTCCGAACTGTGCCAACTCCATGGTCGAACTGGGGTTGGCGATTCAGGAGAGTATCTGCCCAGTGAAACCGACCGACAAGTCGGGCTCGGAATGCTCGGACTTGCAAATCTCCTACGGCGGTACGGCGTAACCTATGAACAATTTGGTGTAGCTCTTGATGACTACAACAACTGCAAACCAGTACGAACTCCTGCTTACGAGCTGGTCGTAGCTATTGCCTCTGGCATCGAACAAGCGGCTGGCATTGCACGTGTACACAACATGGTCCGTGCCTTTGCAATCGCTCCCACAGCGTCTTGTAGCTACCGCTCAAAAGACGTTGATGGTTTCACTGCTACCCCTGAGATTGCACCACCTATCAGCCGGACGGTTGACCGCGACAGCGGTACGTTCGGTGTACAAACTTATGACTATGGCGAAGTCGAAATCGCCAGCGAAGTCGGTTGGGAAAACTACAAGCGTGTTGCTGATGGCATCATGACTTTGCTCGACCGCACGGGACTTCTTCACGGGTATAGCTTCAACAGTTGGAGTGATGTTGTCACCTACGACAACGCCTTTATCGAAGAGTGGTTGGAATCTCCTCAAACCTCCCTTTACTATTCCTTGCAAGTGATGGGAGACGTACAAGATAAGTCAAGTGCATATGCAGCACTGGATGAAGATGACGTTGAAGCTTACTTGGAAGGTCTCCTCGTTCCTGAGGAAGAACTTACCTGTGACTGTCAAGAATGAATCCGTACGAAAAACTAATCAATCGAAAAAGAAAATGGACTCCGGTCCAGACAACTGCCGGTACATGCAAAGAAGGTGCGGAGGAAGCGATCCTCCGTGCTCTTGCGTTGAGGCATATGGAACTACCTGTGGGAGATTTTATTACTGATGCTCTCTCTACTGAAGTACCAAGCAACGCACGGGAACTTCTCCACTCCAACGTTCTCGACGAAGAGAATCACGACGTCGCACTTGGTTACATCGCCAATGCTTACGGCGTTGATGAAAAAGCTGAGAAGGAAGCCCTTAGGCTTAAAGCCGCTTGGGAAGCACATCCTGATCACACGATCACCAAAGCGTTGGTTGCCGAACGTGCAATCTTCTTCGTTCTTTTACCATTCTTTCGCTTTAATGGTGACGCTGGTATGAGAACCGTATCTGCTGATATTAGCCGTGATGAACAAATTCATGTGGCTGCCAATAGTCTGGTTCATACTGAGCTGGGGTATAACATCAGTCCTTCTCTTGATAAACTCAGGAAGGCAACTATCAATTGGGTGATGCAACCTCTTGGTGATCACGCCGATAAGTATTTGAACAAAAAATTTTGGCTGGATTCCAGCGATCGGCTTATGTACGAGGGCAAAGCACCTCAACTGGTTGAGACAAAAGCTGCTCGGATGCCAGCGTTCTTCGAGCACTCGAATGTCAATCTCCCCCAATACGCTTAAGTTCCAGTACGAAAAACTGGAGATGATCAAGGCTCGATTAGTGGAAGCTTTCCCTAACGAGCCGATCAAACCATCTGATCTACCCGCAGACATTTACTACAAAGCTGGTCAAGCCAGCGTTGTTCTATTCATTAACCAATTACTAGAAGAAGACGATGTGCGTTGACATTGCAGGGATGCTTGGGTTCAAACCTCCCAAGCCGCCCGATCCTCCAAAGCTTCCGCCAATTCAAAAACAAAACCCTGACCCGCCTAAGACACCTGTTGCTCCTAAGCCTCTTGAAGATAAAGAGAAGAAGCCAAAGGTTGACTTCGCTAAGAAGATGTCCATTCAACGTGCCAAGCGTGTTGGTGCATCCGACCTAAAGATTCCTCTTCAACAGCAATCCTCTGGTGGATCTACTGGAGGTCTAAATGTCTAACGCGAAAGTACGGTACAACCAACTGTCTAGTGACAGGCATCAATTCCTGGACACAGCAGTTGAGTGTTCTGAACTGACGCTGCCTCACCTTATTACTGATGACCTCCAGGTCCGTCAGAATCACAAGAGGCTGACCACGCCATGGCAATCCGTCGGTGCTAAGTCAGTTGTCACACTCGCAGCCAAGCTCATGCTTGCGTTGCTACCTCCCCAAACCACGTTCTTCAAGCTGCAAGTTCGTGATGACAAGTTGGGAGAAGAACTTCCTGCCGAAGTTAGAAGTGAACTTGACCTGTCCTTCTCCAAAATGGAAAGGATGGTTATGGACAAGATCGCTGCTTCAAGTGATCGTGTCGTAGTTCATCAGGCTCTTAAGCATTTGATCGTGGGCGGGAACGCCCTGATCTTCATGGGCAAGGATGGCCTGAAAAACTTCCCACTCAACCGTTACGTAGTCAGCCGTGATGGCAATGGTTATGTATGCGAGATCGTTACTAAGGAGCTGGTCAACCGCAAGCTCCTAGGCATCGACCCCATTCCTGATCCGAACTCTGTGTCGGGTAAAGGAAACAACGATGAAGATGCTGAGGTCTACACCTACGTACGTCGACAAGACAACGGCGGCTGGGTGTGGCACCAGGAAGTCGACGACATGATCATCGAAGGGTCTCGCAGTACTGCTCCTAAAGATGCTTCGCCTTGGTTGGTCCTTCGCTTCAACGCTGTTGATGGTGAAGACTATGGCCGAGGTCGTGTCGAAGAGTTCCTTGGTGACCTCCGTTCACTAGAGGCACTGAGCCAAGCCTTGATCGAAGGCAGTGCTGCAGCAGCAAAGGTTGTGTTCCTTGTGAACCCTGCTGCTAGTACCAAGCCAGCAACCATTGCCAAGGCAGGTAACGGTGCAATCGTGCAAGGTCGTCCTGAAGACGTCAGCGTCGTTCAGGTAGGCAAGACCGCTGACTTTGCTACTGCCTCACAGATGGCACAGCAGATTGAGCGACGTCTTGGTGAAGCCTTCCTGTTGTTGAACATTCGTCAGTCAGAACGAACCACTGCAGAAGAGGTACGCCTCACACAGCTCGAATTAGAGCAACAGCTTGGAGGTTTGTTCAGCCTGCTGACTGTTGAGTTCCTCAAGCCTTACCTGGCTAGGACCTTGATGGTGATGCAGCGCAGCGGACAGCTTCCAAAGATTCCTAAGGACTACGTCCAGCCACAGATCGTGGCAGGTGTGAACGCACTAGGACGTGGTCAAGACCGAGAGAGCCTTACTGCTTTCATCGGCACCATTGCTCAGACCCTTGGACCTGAGGCGCTGATGAAGTTCATCGACGCCAGTGAAGCGATCAAGCGTCTGGCAGCGGCACAAGGTATCGACGTGTTGAACCTCGTCAAGACACCACAGCAGTTGCAGCAAGACATGCAGCAACAGCAAGCCATGTATTCCCAGAAGTCTCTGGTTGATCAGGCAGGTCAGATGGCCTCAGCTCCTCTGATGGATCCGACCAAGAACCCTGACGCTGCAGACCTGGCACAACAATTCACCCAACAACAACCTGTAGATGGCTGAAACCTACACTTATGACAACTCCACTGACACAGAGGTCCTGACTGAAGAAGAGCAGGACTCTCTGGCAGTGGGTGAAGAGCTTATGGAGCAGCAGGAAAACCTGCTAGCTGGTAAGTACAAGAATGCACAAGACCTTGAGAGTGCATACATTGAGCTTCAAAAGAAGCTTGGAGAAGGTAGCTCTGAAGAAGCAGAAGAAGTTTCTGAAGAGCCTGAGTCAGACGACGATGTAGATCCTGTTGTCGACATGTTGACTGCTGCATCTGAAGAGTTTGCACAGGAAGGTGCAATGTCACAGGAA